AACCGCAGCAATGCGGATTCGGCTGGTTCACGCAGCAAAATCGAACGAACTAGTGCTAGCCATCGTCGAAAAGTTTCCGTGCGGTCGCGTAGAAACAGAGCAGGTACTAGAGGTCGCCAATAAAATCCTAGATGGAAACGCACGCCGAGTTGCTATCGTTGCTCAACTGCAACTAGCAGAAGAGCAAAATCGTATCGATGCGCTCAACACACACCCGCTGCTCATCACGGGTCAGGGTTCGAGCCGCCGAGAATACACAGAGGCTGATGCGGTTCGGAGTAGCATTACGCATAGTGCTGGCATCGGGTGGATTGCAAACATGCGAAATGCTCTGTTTGGCAACCGCGACGGCAAAAATATCGCTTAACACACGCGGTATGGATACGCCAGCACCCATATCGCGTCAACACCGCTGGTTCAAAGGATGCACAAAATGAAACTGATAGATAGTAGCGAGAATGAGAAAAAAACTTCGTCAGGTGGAAAAAGCAACGCGGTTCTGCCTGCGAATACATACCGTGCGCTCATCGTTAAGTCTGAGGAGGCGATCAGTCCATTCCCGAATGTGATTACCACAGATAATCCACAGGGTATCGTCCTCAAGGTTTGGGCTGATGTCAATTTCAAGGGCGAAAGATATCGTCTCTTCGACGATATCCCTTGTACGCATCACTCTCGGATTAACGACTTAATCGCATCGGCGGATCAACCACCTATCCCAACTGGTGGAGATTTTAACCCGCAATCTGTATTAGAGTGTGAGATTACGATTAGAACTTATATTACGCAGGGTGGTAAACACAAGATCGGTGATTATGTGCGAGCCTTACAGGTTGGTAAGCCCGATGGGACTGTGAGTCGATTAGGTGTATCTAATATCGAAATACCGTTCTGACGACAAGTCTTTCGATCGCCCCACCAGATTAGGAGGTTCTTGATTTGGTGGGGTTTTTATCTAAAAACGCTTGACAACTTGGAAAGAATGCCGTGAACGAAATAGCAGCAGCACCGCAGATAGAGGCAGCCTATAGCCTGCTCGGATTTATTTTTGATACCGATGATCTGATCGAATTTAGAGCGATCGGCCCCAACAGATTACAGGCATGGGCAAGGTTCCAAGACGCTCGCACTGTCGTCCAAAACCTTGCCACGCTTGGCGTAGGAACGCACATTTATTTTGGCGCAAATCCGCGTCTGCGGGAGGGCGGCAAGGCCGAAGATGTTGCACTGGCCCGTTGTCTATTCGCGGATTGGGATCGAGGTACTACCATTGAGCAGGCTAGAATTAGGTGGACTGATGCTTGCATCCCCGAGCCGACCGTGATTGTTGAAAGTGGCGGCGGAGTTCACGCTTGGTGGCGGTTGCAGGAACCAATTACCGACATGGTTCAATTCAGTCAGCAGCAGAAATCATTGGCAATCAGGCTGGGTAGCGACCAGTGCATCCACGATGCACCGCGCATCATGCGTTTGCCAGGCTTTCCGAACTGGAAATATCCGTCGCAACCCGTGTGCGTGGTTGCGCACGCCGAGCCCGACAATATCTGGTCTATCGACGAATTTCCCTCACCCGAACACATGCTGAAAGCCGTCAGGGTTAGTGCGCCAGTCGCACCCAAGAGCATGAGTGTGCTGTCGCAGCGATTCTTGCACGACGGCGCGTGCTTCCACTCTGGTCGCAGGCAAACTATATTCACGGTTGCGTGCGATCTGAAAGCGAGGCAGTGGTCGCTCGGCGATGCTCACCGTGCGATTATGCAGCGTGCGCAGACTCTCGGCCTTTCCTCCGAGGAGTTACTCGATGTGCCGCGCCAGATAGGCAATGCGTTCGCCAGAGAGCGTTTGCCTATCGATGGAGATGCTGATACGGCAACACCAATACCCGATGATCTGATCGCACAGGTAGATATATGCGATTTGGCACAGCGGCACAGTCAACTGCGACAGGTGCTAATCCACAATCTGCTACGGTCGGGCGAGACTATGAATATCATTAGTGCCCCCAAAATGGGAAAAAGTTGGCTCGTTAATGATCTTGCAATATGTGTAGCCACTGGGCGAAGTTGGCTTGCAACATACGAGGTTGAGCAGGGTCGAGTATTGCTAATAGATAATGAGTTACACGAAGAGACTACAGCGTATCGCTTGCCGCAACTTTGCCGCGCTAAAGGTATATCAATGAACGAACTAAAGGGTAGGATTACTTGCGTCAATCTGCGCGGCGGGCTGTGTGATTTTCACACACTTGGATCAAAACTCATGAAGGAACTGAATGAGGGCGATTACTCGTTAGTGATCTTTGATGCTTTTTACAGATTCATTCCAGCAGGAATATCTGAAAATGACAACGGTGCAATGGCTGCTATATACAACCTGTTAGATTCTTGGTCACGGCGGCTCGGTTGCGCGATGGTGTGCATCCATCACACTTCCAAGGGCAATCAGTCAGAGAAATCCGTGACCGATGTGGGGGCGGGCGCAGGCTCCATGGCCCGAGCGGCGGACACCCACCTGGTGCTTAGGCACCATGAACTCGCAGATCATGTTGTGCTGGATGCGGCCGTTAGGTCATTTCCACCAGTCGGATCTATGGTCATCCGTTTTGATTTTCCTGTATTTTACCCAGAGCATGGGGTGGAACCCAAACTAAAAACGATGAACAAGGTAGATGACGGCTGGGACGCTGATAGATTTTTGAGAGAGGTTATTGGAAGCGGTTGCAAAGTTCAGGACTTCGAGCACATTTCAAAATTGCCAAAATCAAGATGCAAGATTTTGCGTCAGAAATTGAGTACCGATAACCTTATAGACATGATCGAGGTTCCAGAAATGCACGGCGAACCGAGGCACTACAAATACATCCCAAAGTCTTATAACAATGGTGGTGGAGCGTGAAACGCCACCACGCCACCACCATAGTTATCGGGCGCGTAGCAGGGTGGGGGGTGGAGGTGGTGGAGACCCCCTACGGGGTATCTCCACCACCACCACCACCACCACCTGCCACTGCGAGGGGCGAGACGATTTAACATAACTTTTCAAAATTTAGTTATCAGACATGAATGCTAGAAAAAAAATAACTGTCGAGCAGGCGGTTGAGGCCCTTCTCCATCTCGAGACTGGGTCGATTAGTCAGCAGGCTCTCACGCAGTGGAGGATCGCTCTAGGGAACGATCTGGAGACTTTAGCGACGATGGTACGGATTGTGGCTATGATCGCACGGTGCCCGATCCTAGTGGCTGCAGAGGCCATCGGTGTAAGCGCCTCAGACAGCGCAGAGGGTGTCAGGGCGTATCCGCCAGACAGCGATTCGCTCAAAGCGTGGGAACCACTAATGACGGGCGCTCTTCTGCTGTTGCGTTCCACTTCGCGCCACAAACTGACATGATAACCATATGCACGATGTCACCGAACACATTTTGCGGTGGGGGCCATGCGATGGCGATATGGTTCATGTTGAGGGCGAGCCCAACGAAATGAGACTGCCCGTAGTTCAGGGGTGCTGTGTCGAGGATCTACCGCACATTATCAGTAAAGGGCAATACTCTGAAGCCATATACTTATTTCGAGATGGAGCGTGGTGGTACTCGGGACGCATCAGGTACGGTAGAGACGGCATTGCCTATTGGCATGCATCGTGATTACGCTATAGTACTACCATGGGAAAGACATCACGCGATAAGGGAAAGCGCGGTGAGAGAGAGGCGGCTGCTGCCGTCTCTCTTCATTGGAACGCGTCGGGCGCGTGCAGATCGCAACAGTTTTGCGGGCGTGTTGGTGATGCAGATTTGCAAGGGGTTAAGGGTTTGCACTGCGAGGTGAAACGATATAGTGCAATAGCCGCGATGAAATTCCTAGCGCAATCAGAGGATGAAGCAGCACCTGGCAATACTCCAATAGTTCTAATGCGCGAAGACGCAGGCGAGTGGACAGTTATGATGCGGGTTGCTGACGCACCAGAGTTTGCTCGAAAACTTTTAGATCTTATGCGAGGATACGAAAATGAAGCGTGAGCGGCCTCCGCGCATCACATCAAAGAAATCTGTTACGCCATCGCTCACGCCACAACGCAATGATCGAGGCAACACAACCGATCGAGGCTATGGATCGCAATGGCAAAAGGCTCGAGCAGTGATGTTGAATGCTGAACCGTTATGTAGACGCTGTGCTTCATTTGATTTAGTTACGGCTGCTTGCCATGTTGATCACATCATTCCTATTGCATTGGGTGGAGATAACAGCTATGAGAACATGCAACCATTGTGCTTCAACTGTCACGCGCGCAAAACGGTTCACGATGTTGCTCGGATAAAATCTACTAAGCGTTTGAAAAATAACGCTGAAATGTCATATGGCGATATTCGATCAGAATCGCCACACACGGGGGGGTATTTCAAAATTAAGCTAAAAACGCCATGACCGTCGTTGTAATCACGATGCACACAGCCGACAATCAAGCATAAAAGCCACTAAAAATGCACTACATGGCGTTTTTAGAGTAGAATCGACATATAGTATGTATTTAGCCCAATATAGCCACTTTTTTTATGCGGTATATTTTACCTTTTTTTATGTTAGGATAGTTTGATGCCACCAACAAGGATACCTACTAGCATTTTGCGTCTGCGTGGATCTGAGCTTTGCTCCGCCAGAGCAAGCGAACCGGTCGGTACAGATTCTCCCGCCCGGATGACCCCTATGGTAGGGCGCAGCGATCGTGCTATGTTTTATTTCGCACAACTCATTAGTGATTTGCGTTCGCTTGGGGTGTACGCAGTTGAAGATTCAGCTGCTCACAACTCATGGGCGCATGCGATGGACGAGATGGAGCGAGCAGAAATTGTGTTACTAGCCGAGGGAATGGTGACCACCTGCAGAAACGGAACACATGTGAATCCGTGGTGTAAAGTACGGGACTCCGCCAGGAATGAAGCGGCGAGGCTGTCAAAAGATTTTGGGTTGACACCATCGGCGCGCGTAGGGTTAAGTTCGTCGAAGAAAAAGACCGCAGATCAAAGTATCGAAAACATCTTCAAACGCAAAACCGCGTAAGCCTTTAAGCGTCGCAGGCTTCTCGGCAACGGCTACCGCTAAAAAGGGCGATTGGTTTGATTTTGAAGAGTTAGATCGGATGGATCAATTCTTCAATCTGTTGCAACATCAGAAGGGCATCTGGGCTGGTCAAAGTTTTAAGCTGTTACCGTGGCAACACCATTTGCTCGCATCGCTAATATGTTGGAAACGCATTGATGGAACGCGTCGTTTCCGACAGGCTTACATTGAAGTTCCGCGCAAGAATGGTAAGAGCACGCTTGTATCAGGCCTCGCGCTTTACATGTTGCTGTGTGATCGTGAGCCGGGTGCGGAGGTGTATTGCTGTGCGTCGGCGCGTGATCAGGCTGCAATCGTAGGTGATGCGTGTCGGCAAATGGCTCAAGGTTCTCCAGTGCTATCTAGTCGAGTTGAGATATTTCGCAATGTGATCACGCATGGGAATAGCAAACTAGAAATCCTGTCTAGTGATTCTGGAACCAAACACGGAAAGAATGCGAGTTGTTTGATATTTGATGAAACGCACACTTTTCCAAACAGAGAACTGTATGACGCAATGGCTACATCCCAGGGTGCTCGCGCTCAACCGCTAAACATTTCAATCACCACAGCAGGCCACGACCGCGAATCATTGTGCTGGGAATTGCATTCATACGCAGAGAAGGTGCGAGATGGAATTGTTGACGATCACGCATTCCTACCGTGCCTATTTTCTGCAAACATTGATGCGGATTGGAAAGATCCGAAGGTTTGGCGCAAGTGCAACCCATCGCTGGGCGTAACTATTCACGAAGACTTTTTAACTGCTGAATGTGAAAAGGCAAAAGAAATTTCTGGATTCGAAACTACATTTCGTCAACTCTATTTATGCCAGTGGACTCAATCCAAGCGCACATGGATCACCGCGGATTCTTGGAATAAATGCGAATCAAGCACGGCCGATAAAGATTCTCTTCGGGGTCGTGAATGTTATTTAGGTTTAGATCTTTCCACTAATACGGATCTAACGGCATTGGCCTTGATCTTCCCAAATTCCAATGGCAGCGTAGATGTTTTAACTCAGGCTTGGTGCCCCGAGGAGGGCGTATTGCGCAGGAGTCGCAGCGATCGCGCACCCTACGATGTGTGGGTACGCAAGGGGCATTTAATATCTACACCTGGATCAGTTGTAGATTACGATTTTGTTGCGGATTACATCAGACAATGTTGCGTTCTCTATGAGGTGAAATCTGTCGGCTACGATCCGTGGAATGCAACGCAACTAAGCACGGGTTTGTACACCGAGGGTGTACCAATGATCGAAGTTCGTCAGGGCTATCGCACACTGTCTGAGCCATCAAAAAAACTTGAGGCATTGGTGGTTAGTAAAAAATTAAGACACAATGGAAACGATCTGTTAAACTGGTGTGTAAGCAATGCGGTGATTGACACAGATCCTGCGGGCAATATAAAGCCAAGCAAAGCAACCAGCACCGAGCGCATCGACGCGCTTGCTGCGTTAGTGACTGCATTGGCTGCGTGGATGCACAAAGAAAATACTAATTCCGGACCATCGGTCTATGAAGAAAGAGATTTAACATGGCTCTAATTGATCTACTAAAGAGATATCTAGGTTCGCAGCCACCACGCTCAGACTATGAGGACAATATCCCGATAGGTCAAACGCTTGGAGGATCAATACAATCATATGTACAAGCGCATTCTTACACTGGTGAATCAATCACACCACACCGAGCAATGGAGGCTCCGAGTGTATTCAGTTGTGTAAACTTAATCAGCAGCAGCGTTGCACGATTGGAATGGCAAATACTCCGAGAGAATCCCGAGGGCAAAATCAATGAGCCATCACACCCACTGTACAATTTGTTGAATACTGAATGGAGTGATGATGTCGGCGCCATGCAAGGCAAGGAATTGCTGTTGCAATCCGCTTTACTCTCTGGGAACGGGTACGCCTACATTCATCGAGATGCTCGCGGGGTTCCAGTTGCGCTTGAACCAATACGCGCAGATTACATCCAAATGTACCGCGACGGTGAAAATCAACCGTACTATCAGGTTTATGGTGGAAAATACACGGGCACAGACACCGAGAAAGTTTCCAAGAAATTCCGGGCCTACGATGTTTTCCATCTGGTGGGCCCGTCGAGTGAGGGGCTGCTTGGAATCCCACCAATTCATCGCATGCGTGATTTGATCGGGCTTGAGTTAGTCATCTCAGAATATGTCACTCGGTTTTATGCAAATAACGCCGTACCAAGTGGAACCCTGAGCATGCCCGGCAAACTTTCACCAGAGGCATCAAAGCGATTGCGGGAAGCGTGGACTGCTGCGCACGGAGGTGCTAGTCGTGCAGGTCGCGTTGCAGTGCTGGAAGATGGGTTGAAATATCAACAGTTGAGTAGCACGATGAAGGAAAATGACTTGATTGAGATGCGTCGGTATTGCAGACAGCAAATTGCTGCAGCGTTTCAGGTGCCTAGTCATAAAATTGGTGACTCCGATGGAACTTCCTACAACTCAGCCGAACAGGCTGATAGCGAATTTGTTAAACACACTTTGTCAGGATGGGCGCAACGATTAGAGCAAGAGGCCAGTAGAAAATTAATTGTGCGCGGTCAGCCGTATTGCACACGCATCTCATTTGATTCTTTGCTGCGAGCTGATATGTCTACGAGATATGCAGCGTATGCAGTTGCAGTTACGAATGGATTGCTAACACCCAATGAATGCCGCGCATTGGAGGGTCGCCCAGCGATGGAGGGTGGTAATGCAATTCGCGTACCGCTAAACACAACGGCAGCAAGCAGTGCGCAGGCACAGCCAGACGCAGTGCCTGCTGTTCCTGCTAGTGTAGATGTTGCACCAGTTGAGATGTTGAGCAGTGCAACTGATATTGCACTAGCGGTAATCAAGCCGGCGGTGCAAGCAGCATTTGCTCGCAACATCAACAAAGTTACTGAGTATTTAGTAAAGCAACGCACACAATCCAAACTAGATAAGTGGCATCCACCGATTGAAGATCTGCACGCTGAATTGCGAGCCTGCATCGTCGGGCTAGGCAGTGTGCTCGATGCGGAAACTTCACTAGCAACATTGGATGCATACAGCGTCGGGCACGCGGGAATGCTTAGGCAGAGCGTCGGTGCAATTGCTGATCTGTCAACGGTGTTTGAGCAGTGGGAAAAAATTCCAGTTGCAGCCACCGAGGAACTTTTGAAATTAATAAACACAGGAGAAAACAATGAAAAACGAAATTAGAACAACAGGCGTAACGCAATCAGCTGGTGCATTGCGAGTGCGCGGATATGCAGTTACATGGGCCGCCTATGACATGGGATCCGAATTGGAACGCATAGATCCGAACGCATTCGATCGGGCCCTCGAAGATCCGGGAGATATTGCACTGCTGTGGAATCATGATAGCGGTAAACCATTAGCTCGCGTTCGCGCCGGCAACCTGAGACTATTTGCGGATGCTACTGGCCTCGGATTTGAGGCAACATTGCCAGATACAGCGACTGCGAGAGAGGCCCACGCTCTGGTGCAAAGTGGAGTGGTAAGCCAGTGCTCATTTGGGTTTATGGTACGAAGGGAAACCTACGAAAAGGGCGATGGTAAAAAATCCGTGCGTGTGATTATGGATGCAGATTTGTTGGAAATTTCCCTAGTAACATTTCCGGCTAACCCCACAACGAGTGTTGAGGCTCGCGCAGCCGAAGCAACCCGTATTAAGACTCGGAAGATTGTATTATTTCCGGAATACTGATATGCCCTTGACATAGGATTAAAATCATATACTATACCAACAACTTAATATTGCCGCGACGAGCGAGCTGCGCCTAGTGCGTGCTCGACTCGAAGCGAGCGAATCTCCGTGATGCTCTAGTAGCGCACTGATTCGAGCAACTGGTTTTTTTCGACGAACACCAACTTGCTTGATCGTGCGTTTTTTTATGCAGATTAAGCGATCATAAAGGGAATCAAACATGAGATTAGATCCATCTTCAGACGAGTATCGCCAACTATTTTCACTGTATTTGCGTCGCGGTTCTGTAGGCATGACTGATGCTGAAGCGCGTGCAATTTCATCTACTAGCGGTGGCACAACCATCATCCCAACAACCTACTCCAACATGTTTATGGAGGAATTGGGCAACGATGAAATCATTGGAAAAGTTACAAAATTCAACACATCTACAAACACCTTCAATCTAACTGTAATTACACCAGTTGGTAGCGGTGGATTTAGTGTTCAAAAGAATCCTGGCGAGGCTGGGACTTTAATTGACGCAACAACATCACAAACAACCGTAACACCCCCAGTATTTGAATTACCGGGAACTAGCAACACAGGCTCAACAAACGCTGCGCTCACATTGAAACGCCAAAGCGTTATGGTGAAGGTCAGTCGTGAATTGCTAGAGGATTCTGCTGTGCAAGGCGAAGCGGGTGTTGAGCGCATTATTTTGCGTCAAGCTGCTCAGGACATTGCTGACACCGTAAGCAAACAAATTTTAGTAGGCAATGCAACTGATTCAATTACTGCTGGAACTACATCAGCGGTTGGCAGTGATTCTTGTCACGGAATTTTTAACACCTGTCGCCGATATGGGAGAGCATTTGGAACTTCAGCTTTAACTGTCGGCGGCTCTTTAGATTCAAGTGCAATAAGAAGCTCTTTACAAGCATTTATTTTTGGTTTTACTGTTCCAACAATTTTACCAGCACAATACTGGCGCAGATCTAGTTTAATTCTTAACGGTCAGCTTGGTCGCAGCGGTTCAGGTGCTCACGGATTAAATTTATGTGCTGCAGCAACTTCTCAACAGGCAATTGCACTGGGTTCCAAGGATCGCTACATGTTTGGTCTTCCATGGACACTTGCAGACATGAGCGTTGGAAATACAGGTACAAGCGCAGTTTCATTAGGCAACGAACCTATGGCGTTGCTCTGTGATCTCAGCAGATACATGTTGGTTACAGCAAGCGATGGTGTGGCTGTGACAAGACTGAATGAAACTTATGCAAATACAGATGAGGTTGCATTTGTAGTCAGTTTGCGATGCGCAGGCGTGCTTGCAGATGTAAACGCAGCTATTGCGCTTGGCTTAACAATCACTTGATAAATTATTTAAGACACCCACCGCTGCGGTGAGTGTCTAGCAGATCGCGTTGATTTGCAGAACTCACGCAGCAAAACAAACAGAAGGAAACTTTTACTATGGCAAGCGAAACTTACAAAACATTGGTTGAAAGAATGGGCGCGGTTTACGCGGAACTCAAGGCGTTAGTTGATGGAGCAAACGCTACCGACGGCGGCATGGATCCAGCAGCTGAGCAAAAGTACTCTAGCCTCAAGGCTCAGTACGCAAGCTTAACTGCACAGCGTCAGCGCAATGAGGAGTTGATGGGCATGGAGCAAGGCGCCAAGTTTGATGCTCCAGAGGCGCCAGCACTCATTACTCGCGCAACTGGTGGCGAGTATCGTCGTCCAACCTACGGATACAAGACCACAACAAGCAGTCCGGAACTAACTCGCGCTTGGGAAAATTACTACCGACTGGGCGAGCACACCAATCCAGGCGATATGCGCGAGATCCGGGCACTCAGCGAGGCATCTGGCGGAGACACTTTAGCTCCAATTGAATACCACAATCAATTGGCTGCAAAAATGAAGACGATGACTGCTGTTCGTCAGGTTTCTAAGGTTATACAGGTGGGTTCTTTTAGCCGCGAAATCGCGATTGAATCGGTAACCGGAACTGCAAACTGGACTGCAGAGGCTGGCACATTTTCAGAATCTGGATCGACATTTGGCAAAATCACATTGACACCTAGAAAACTCACTGGACTGCTCAAGGTTTCTAACGAGCTCATCGAGGATGCTCCCGCTCGTGGTGCGGGTTTTTCGATCGAATCAATACTTGTAGAGCAGTTTGCTCGAATGTTTGCGCAGGCCGAGGAGCTTGGTTTCCTGGCATCGTCCGCAGTCACCAACGGGCCGCAATCTCCGATCATGGCCCAGACCACGGGGAATGATAAAACCTGTGCGTCTGCAACCACCTTCACCGCTGCCGAAGTTATCGCGTGGATTTACACACTGCCCCGCCAATATCGTCAAAATGCAAGCATCATCACAAGCGATGCGGTACTCGGTGTTTTGCGCGGGCTTGCTTCAATTGCGAGTGGTACTGTTAATTATTTCTGGCAGAACAGCAATGCTCTTGGCGAGCCTGATCGTCTGATGGGGATACCTGTTTATGCATCGGCTGCTATGCCTGCTATGACTACGGGAAACAAGGTCGCCGTTATCGGCGACTTTGGCAATTATTGCGTTTTGGCTGAACGCAGCGCGTATTCGATGCGCGTACTCAAGGAGCTGTTTGCGACTAACAACCAGACTGGATTTATCTCAACTAGCAGACTCGATTGCACCGTTACTCAACCAAGCGCGTTTTCTTATCTGACAATGGCATAATCATTCACGCAACCCTCCGCACGCAGAAATGCGTGCGGAGGATTTCATGCTCAACATCAAGATATTGCAATCCATAGCAACCGATACCACCATCCACGCGGTGGGCGATGTTATTTGCGTTGATGAACGCACCGCTACCGAATGGCTGTCGCTGGGGTTTGCGGAGCGTGCGGAAACACATCCAGATCAACCAGAATCATGCGTGCGCGGCGCGGCATGCTGTAAGGCCGTTCGTAGGGGTGCGCAGCGATGAACCTGCGCAGCAACCTTGTGGACAACGGTGCGGTATCAGCTGTAATTACAACCGCTGATTTCAAAACGCATGCACGAATTTATCACTCGCAGGATGACACCTACATCGATACGCTTATAGTTTCATCAACTCAGGCAATCGAGCACGCTACGCGCAGGGCGTTTGTAAACAGATCGTTTATATACACGCTTGTAGATTTCCCATCACCGGGTTTCCCATCATCCATCGAGTCTACCGGGTCAGCAAATGGTGAGATTATTTTGCCGCGCTCGCCGATGAGCAGTATCACCAGTATTGTGTATAACAATACATCGAGTGTTGCAACTACGCTGATTGAGAACACTGGCTACTATTCATACTCAATTAATGGCGTAGGTAGAATTGTTGCACCTAGTTCAACGGCGTGGCCGCAAGTGGAAGATTTGGGCAGACCAGCCGTAACAATTACATTTATTGCCGGCTACGGATCATCTGCGAGCAGCACTCCAGCAGCACTGCGTCACGCGGTAATGCTAATGGCTACGCATCTGTATGAAAATCGTCAACCCGTAAACATTGGCAACACTGTCAACGATATTCCCAAAACGGTTGACGCTTTGATTGCACAATATCACACTGGAGATTACGCATGAATGTTGGAATATTGCGCACACCATTGCGGGTCTATTCAAAACTCTACGCAACCGACGAATATGGCCAAACTTCTGCATCGTACACAGCGGGTGGAACCGTGTTCTGTTCTGTCAACGAAGCAACCGCAGAAGAGAAAATAAACCACCGCGCACTAAATCAAGTCGTTACGCACAAAATTCGCATGCGTTGGAATGATATTGTTTTGCACACTTCACAATTAAAAACACTTCAGACTACGGATGGCATGAGTACCAAAACTTGGGAAGTGATTACTGTTATCAATTTTCAAGAGCGCAGGGAATTTCTTGACTGTGTTTGCATGGAGATCGTAGCCTAGTGGGAAAGTCAACCGCATTCTCGCTGAAAAAAATGTCTGCGCGTGGAACAGCCGCGCAGGTGAAGCAGATCAACGCTGCTCTGTTCAGGTTAGGCACAACCGAGCTCATCAATATCTACCATCAGGTTTCAACCGATGCTTTGGAGCCAGTTCGTGAGGGCTTGTTGTCAAAATTCTCTGCGCATCGAGGAGAAAATGACTATGAAAAACCGCCCAAATCCGGCCGACTTCATCGGTGGAAGTTCAAATTTTCCAAACTGCCCGGACACACGGTTGGTTTCACGCGGGCCATGGTTGCAAACGCATTCAAGGTCAAGGGCTTTGGATTCAAAATAGGAACCTTTCACGATAAGCCATATGCACGAATAAAAGCATGGGCTCCCGGTATCTGGATAGTTGATGGTGGAAGATATCGCGGACAGAACACATACCAGGGGTGGAATGTCATTATGAGTTTGTTTGCTAATAGCAAGTCTCAAATTCAGAATTACATACGGACAAACATGCCAATAGCAATCAAGAAACGCGCAGCGGAGCTAGGGCTATGAGTTACGATCCGCAAACAATGCTAATCCCAGCGGTGGTGATTGATGCTATTGCACAAGTATCCACTGTAGTTGCATTGGTTGGCGCACGCATCTATACCGATATGCGTGCGCAGAATAGTGCGCTTCCAGCAATCGTGATTACTATTGATTCGGATGATGAAATGGCTACATCTTTTAGTAGAGAGTGCCTTGTACGCAAGGCGCACATCTCATGTTATTGTATTTCAACTACCTTAAAAATTTCTAGGAAAATTTCTAGTTATTTGCGCCGTGGCTTGCATGGAGCACATGGACAATCACGCGGAGTGAAGATTGTTGAAATGCGTGCGCACAAAATTACTACATCACTGGATACGGGTATGGAAGGCGATCAGTCGGGTAACTATTACGCAGTCAGCGTTGATTTAGAGATGACTTACATCTCCGATGCTGCTGCTCCAATCACGATTACGGACGCTGGCGACGGCGTTCCAGACGAATAAAGGAAAATCACATGGCAAGTTATTCTAGTTTTGGTTCTACAATTTTAATCGGCACAACGACTGGGGGGGTTACTTACGCAACACCTTCTGGAACTTTGTTATCAGTTAAAAATATCTCCATTGAAGGAATGAAAACTTCAATTCTCGAAACATCTACGATTTCAGATCGTCACAAAACCTATGCACCCGGCATGATTGATTCTGGAAGTCTAAGTTTTGATGTCAATTTCAACTCGGACGATACGGGGCATATGGCAATTCTTGCGCAACTTGATGTAACAGCCGCAGCCACCGCTCCGGTGCTGAAATCATTTTTGATCACATTCGGTATTGCTTCGATCAATCCCGGTACATCATTTGCCTTCACGGGCCTTGTGGAGTCATTCACTATCAAGGGTTCGATGGATGAAATTGTAACGGCCAGCATGAGTGTAAAAATCAGTGGGGCGGTAACCACTTCAGATCTGACATAAAATGGATACAAAATCTAAAATCCTCGGGCTCAAATTAACAGTCCCACAAGAGAAGGTGAATGTACCCGGTGTGGGTGATGTCACGGTTCGTGGCCTCACCGCCGCAGGGCGCGACTCCTGGGAACAACGCATTTTCAATAGCAAGGGTAAAACAGTGCGCAACATACGCGCATCGCTTGTGTGCCTATGTTTGTACGAGAATGATTCTGCAATATTTACCGAAAGCGACATCGAACAACTCGGCGAATTGCCCGCACAAGTTGTTGATCGACTCTATGATATTGCCAGCAAATTATCGGGTATGACAAAAGACGACAAGGTGGTAATGGAAAAAAACTCAGAGAGCGGCCCATCAGATACCTGATGATGCGTTTGGCTTTAGCGATGGGCCGCACTCTGGCTGAATTAGGAGCAACGATGTCTAGTCAAGAACTTACTGAGTGGTCTGCATTTGAAGCCGTTGACGGGCCTATAGGATCGCAGCGCGATGATCTGCGCTCTGGAATTGTTGCTGCAACCCTTGCCAATTGTCACAGCACGCGCAAACAATTTAATGCGCATGATTTTATGCCCTACTATTCAAAGCCAGAGCCAACCGCTGAGGAATCATTGGCTGCATTAAATGCAGCGTTTGGGGGTCGCAATGGCTAGTGCAAGCATCCAGATCGGTGTTGAGATGGTTGGCGCGGGTTCGTATGCATCGGCATCAGAGCGTGTCATACGGGATAATGAAAACATGGCTAAGAGCGCAGAGATGAAAGCCAATCGCGCCATTAAAGCAGCAGAGCGACAGGCTGCAATAATGACCAAAAGCAAAAGGCAAATAGATTTAGATTCTGCAAAGGGAGCAACTCCAGAAGCGATTTCAAAAATAAATTCTGCGCATGACACTATTGACGCAGCAACCGCAGCACAAAAGAAAATAACAGATGCTGTAGAAAATGAAAAACAAAAACAAATTCAAATCAGTTTAAGAGCAAAAGAAACGGCAGTAAAACTTGCTGAAAATGAAAAACAAAAACAATTAAGCATACATAAAAGCACGCTAAATGAAAAGCAAAAAGCAGACGAAAATTACGCACATACTTCAAGTTATTCACAAACAATAAATAAAGACAGTGCAATGTTTGGTATAACATCCAAAACACTGTTAAAAGGCTTTGTTGGATTTTCTGCTGTAAAAATAGGATTGCAATCAATCACTGAAGTCTTGTCGGCAATGACTAGCAAAAAGCAAATAGATGCAATGCAAGTCTATTCAAATGTGATGATAGGTTTTGTAAAGTCACTACCGGGTGGTGATCAAATAATGCTTTTAGCCGAAGCGATTAAGGGTGGTGAATCGATTGCGCAGATTGAAGCAAGTACAGCTGCACTCGAAAACAAAACTAAAGTTTTGGCACAATACGGCAAAGTTGCAGAACAAATTAATCAAGCTAGAAAAAATACATCACTAGATTCTGTGGATTTACGAATAGAAAATAGAAGACTACACAAAGAGGATGTAAAAAATAGTTTGGTTGCGGGAGGGTATTCGGCTCAAGTCGCTGAAGCAATGGCTACAGCACAAATTCAAAAAGAACTTCAATTACAAACATTGCAAGAAAAACGATTGTCTATTGACAACAGATTAAATGATGCAGCAAAAAGCTACGACACATTCATGGCTGAAATAGCTTCTAAGTCTGCTGGGTTAAATGAAGATCAAGCACAACACAGTTTGGGGAGAATAGACCAATTGGTTTCCGAACTTATTCAAGCGCAACGCATATCTGATGTGCAAACAAATCATGCTAAAAATGAACTAGATTACACGGAAAAAACTAATGTTCTTAGAAAAACAATGATGGACGCGCAGTTATATTATGAAAAAAATAAAAAAGATCAGGATCTAAGATTAAAGAACATTGAAGATGCAAAAATGGCTGAAGATCTTATGGGTTCATATAGGGATCAATTAAAAACAGAAAAACAAATAACCGCAGAACGAGAAAAGCAAGCGCATTTAACTAAAGCGCAAATTGCAGAAGCTGCGGCTATACGCCAAAAGTTGCAGGATAAACAATTACAAGAAGAAGCCACCGCTCTTGCTACTAGGGCTATAAACTTCTCAAATGTTGAATCACTGAGTACAGCGGTAGGTGGCGTGAAGGTTGCTGGTATGAGTGATAATTCAATTGCTGGGATGAAACCCAGCGTTGCACTAATTGCTGCTGCTGTGTTGGCGATAAAGGCAAATACAACGAAGGTCAATCTACCGTGACAACTACACTGGATTACGGCCAAAGGCCCGGGGGCTTGAATGTTCGACTAGATAGAGGAAAGTGGTCCTCATCGGTTACTTATGTGGTTACCGAGAAGGCTGGCCAGCAACTAACACCAGAAATCATCTATTCAACATCTACCAACTCAACTACATTTATTCAGGTTATTGGGTCTGTTGAGGATGGGGTATCTGGTGGCTCGCAAGCCCTTGTATCGTTAGGCGCCTTTTTAGCTGGGCGTTTGCGTCAAGTATCGCACGATTTGCGGCAGGTTGACGACGGTGGTTTTGTCTATGAGGTTCAGATAAATTTTGAATCCAGCGTTGCCGATACAATCACTGCCGCAATTGATACAAAAAACGAAGGGCAGCCTGGCTTCGTAGCCATTGAATACAGCGCGCAGGGTGAGGCTGTGGATGTATACAGGGTGTATGTTACGGCGCCAAGCAACAAAGATACTCCATCAGATGTAGATATTGGGGGAACCAAAGTTGATGAGGGTGGTCAACCAATTACATTGTTTAACAATGTTTCACGCATAACAATTCGCAATGTTGTAGCAGGAAGGCCGCCACTTACGGCGATGGCGCATTTGAATCAACGGAATAGCGAAACCTTTACAATAGGAACTTACGATTTTCCACCTTCTACCCTATTATTCACTGGTGTAAACATCACACGCACTGGTTCATCAACATATGAAATAGTCTACACCATTATCTATGAAAATGGATTTCACCTTAGACAAATTGCTACAAAATCAAGGGAGACTGATAAACCAATTTGCGGAACCATTGATGATGCTTGCTCAACGGCTGCACCTTCAGCTGTTACTGCGATAACCACATCGCATGCGCGATGTGTCTATTTTCGTCAACCATTCCCTACTTCATTTCCATTTTCTGACTTGAATATCACACAATGAGAGTTAACGGAAACACACGCGAAACGATTGGGCCGTGGAGTCCCAATATGGTTTTAGAAATTGCCAACACGGTGAACTATGTGCAGCAGGTGCGCGCACAAAATCCGCAAAGATTTTCACGACCACTACAAATTTTCACATCTCGCATTGTTGGAACACCCACCCCTATCTCGGGAAAAACCGCAACCGTTGGAGGCGCATCAGCACCTGTAGCGTGGAAATATGATTGGGAGGAGGTTTCATTTAATGCGGCAAACACCTACGAAATAACGCTTGGGTATCGTCGTACGCGCACACTCGCAGGTTCCAGTGGATGGGCGTACAACGGTTGTGAGGGGCCTCAATCTATCGCGACTAGCAGCTATGCAACACTGGGGCCAGGAATAACCACAGCCAACATCCCAGCAGGTATGAATTTCAAATCCATCTGTGAAAATACTATAGTGCTGATGTATGCACTCGAAAGAAATAATGGCGAACCATTTTTTTTCTTCAGTTGTCCAAACGCCATAGATGGTACCTGCGCATGAATCACATTCCAACAATTGGCCCGCTTCAACCCATTAACCCACAGATGCAGATGGCTATCAGCGTATTGCAATTGGTGGTGTTGGTTATTGGTGTTGGTGGTGTGTTTGTAACCCTAGGCAGGAAGGACGCGATCCTTGAACGGCAAGATCGAGACCTAACCGAACTGCGGCAGATTTCGATGGATCTAGTTAAGGCTCAGGTGCTGGGTGCCGCGAACGATTCAAGGCATCACGATGCGATTGGTGCGCTCGGAATCCGCCTCGAACGCTTGGAGCAGCGCAGATGAGGCACGCAGTATGGAGCATTTGGATTCTGCTAGCGATCTGCATGGGTGCGTGTTCCGCATCGCATGCTATTGCTGCCGCTGCGAGCGATGTGCAAAATCATGCAGACGCTATAGATCGACTCAGCGTCACCCTGCAACGCAATGAATACCCAAAGAATGCGCAGGCAATTGGTACGCAAATTCAAGGCGAGGCGCAAGCCATAAAAGAGGCAACAAAAACCATCCACGAATCAATCGCGGGCGTTCAAGATGTGGTTCCCGCATGGATGATTCTAATACAATGGATTCTCATTGTTGCAGCGATTTCCGGTGGTATATACCTGCTCAGCGCAAGCGGGTTGCTAACGGTTATACGATTGGCCATTAACTGGATACCGCGACCTAAGCGCGTTGAAGCGTCGCTTGCTGCCGCAGCGCTAGATCCAGCGCAAGCAGAATCAACTAGGGAATGGATCGCAGCAAAGCGGGCAAGTGACCCGTTATTTGATCGTGCCTACAAACAGGAGATACAAAATGCTACTAGCAACAATTGAAAGTCTAATCGGTTCTACATTCGCAAGTTTTGCAGCATTGTTTATTGGTTACATTGCTGGCAACATTTTACCTATGCAACGCATTAGCGAATGGTTCAAGAAGTAAATTATGAGCATGATGCAAGCAGGTTGCTGTTGCGGTGCTGGCGGACTCACTCATGTTCGTGCAGGGTGGTATCACTATTCAGTTATTGAAGCCAGGGTTGCATACACCTACATTTCTGGTGGTGTTTGTTGCACTGGAGGATACTGGACTGAAAATGCACCGATGATTGCTCCAGCTGGGCATCCGCTAGCGCAACCATCCATTCTCGCTGATGTGGTTGATCTGGAATGTGGTGCCTATCACACGATTGCAAGGCTTGCAGATAATTCAATTGTGGCGTGGGGATTAAACCACAAGGGCCAGTGCGATGTTCCGTCTGGATTGCAATACGGTGCTGGATCACCACACGCAAAGAAGGGTTTAATCATATCCCTGCACTGCGGATACAGCACATCTGCTGTAATGTTTAGCGATGGAACTGTGTTGTGCTGGGGTGAGTCCGCAGTATCGAGCACTGTAAATGCATGGACTGATCTGATGATAAGTCCTATCCAGATGATAGATCAGGATGGAAACACTTCGGGCGGGACATTTGATTACGATAATGTTGATCCGACGAACACCGCATATGCTAAGCCATTGTTTCCACCGTCTACTTGGAATCGGAACAAAGATGTGTTTGGTCAGATTTCACACAGCGGATTAGGAAACTACCCCAAGTTTGATCTTGGTTGCGAAACAAATCAAATGTACCCGCTAAACATGAGTCTAGGTGTTTCATGTTTGCCCGCTGCGAGCAACAACACCGAATCTTGCAATGTGTGTTCATCCAACACACCGCCCTATGACGCTATCGCGCTTGGAGTACCCTCAGCAGTCGGGAATAACTCATCATGCCTTACATGTGATTCAGTAGTTGTTGCGTCTGATTTCGCTGTGGGTATGCAGAGAACAGGGCAAATCATTACGAGCAGGGCAACCAACCACAAAACGGGTTCAGCAACAAATTGCAGGGATTGTTCCAACGACAATCGCGTACGCAATTTTCAAAGCTTGTTTGTTGATTATTCAAAAGACTGCTATCAAGCATTCACAATAACTAAGCCAGCATTTCCAAATTCAACTTGCCCGACTTGCTCAGTAAGTCCTGCACGAAATTACACATTTTCTGGAGGTATTGCATCTAGTGATTGGCTTAATTTCTGCGGAGCAGTAAAATGGTGTGCTGGAAATTTTGCTTTTCCGTGCCCGTCAGCGCAATGCTGGATGAATAGCGTATCTATTCCAAATTGCAATTGCTGTTGTGACGCGTATACTTTGGACGGAACATTTCCCGCATTTCAAAATTGCACCGATTGTTCATCAACATCTGCACCCGCTGTTTGGAAGAGATTCGATTATGTTGATGCAAATCCATGTGAATCGGGCAACAACGCCGAGGGAACTGGGTGCATGGGAGCCGAACACGATTGGGAGAACTATGACCCCAATTGGGCGAAGGCTTGGGGTGCATCGGCTAATTCTGATGGCTCAGCGACAACGGTATCGGCTGGCAGTATGTTTACCGCAGGATTGCAGGTCAAATACTCGGGAGGTGCAGTGCCTGCGTGGAATGTGAATGCGTCGTGTCAGTTTGCATATGGTTGGAATACCCTATTTACCCCACAAAACAACATACACATATGCGGTGCTGATACTTCACCGAGTTACAAATGTAATCCGCAGCAATCAATTACCGCAGTATGCACAGACAGATTTCCATCAACTGATGGAGGATCTACTGGCAATGCGTCGTACTATTGTGCTGGTAAGGATAATTCATTAGGCTCAGATTTTTGGTATCCAAAACAAATGTTTGCAAGCACATTAGTATGCGGTACAAATTCTGCGCATTGGTTAACGCAAGGCTTGCAAGTACCCGAACAATTCTTTTCTGGCGCAAATAATAGTGACGATGGTTGTTCAGCAGTCTCACCACAATTGCAGTTACATGACTGCACCGACGCGGCGTATCAACAGCATGAAAATTCTCCGATATTTACATCGGCGACGGTGTGGGCTCCAGCAGGTATCTTTTACAACGCAACAGATCTTAATGGAAATTACAACCCCTTTTTAGTTTCTGATTGTCCAGTTGCAGGGCCAACACAATATGAAAATAAAAACTATGTAATGCCAACCAAGGCGTGGGGGCCGATTTCGTTGGCACTGTATAGCGGATTTGGTACATCGTATTTTTCTGAAACTACCGTGTGTGCGCACTATCGAACTGGCACACTAGAAAAATACCCGCCATTTGTCCCCCGCATGATGGGAGATGTGAATGCGTTCATTTGGTCGTTTGGTGGCGTTGTTGACGGAACATGGGGAATACCACCTGAAAAAAATCTATTCTGCAACAATGATCCGAGTGGTTTAGCCGATCATCCTGAAACTATTCCGCACTGTAAAAACTATAACGGAACTGGAAAGGTGCAGGCTGTACCTAACTTCTGTTATACCAATCCGCCGATTTCGATGGCTACCAGCCGAGCAGCGTGCATGATTGTTGGTGCGGTAACACGACAAATGACTAAATTGGTTGGTGGCTTACCAGTTGCAACTGATCCATCAGATAATCAATATCAGATAGATAACTGCTGCAACGGTGTGGAAACAGATTACGATGGTTCAACCGTTTCAGTTGCAATTGATTCATGCGCCGTGTGCCAGATGTCCACGGACACGGTGGAAAAATTCGGATGCAACCGCAGTCAGAGCAGAATGCTCCATGTTTGGGGATCACTGTACGATCCTTGCCCACCGTGGGCAAGGATCGTTACATCGACCTGGACATGGCCAAGCCATCTAACGGGAACAACAGTCACGGCAACCAGTGCTCAGGGTATCACTACAACCTATCCCCCCAACTGCTAACATGAAATCCCAAACAGTTTGGCACAATAAACCATCTGCGGATTATGTGAGACCCACACCAGCACCTGCACCAGCACCAGCACCTGCTCAAGTACATCTAGGGGTGGGTGAATCTAGGGCGTGGGGGTTTGCCAGCAAGGCAGGCGCCTATCTAGCCGCCGAGGCACAGCTCGCAGCGCAAGGCCCTGCGAGCGCAGAGGATTACGCTGCACGCGTAGCAATATGCATGGGGTGCGATGGCAGGGTAGATGTTATGGAGACGCTCACAGACAGCGTGGGATTTTGCACACGGTGTGGATGCACAAGTAAGCGCGCCGCGCTCAGCGTTAAACTAACTATGCCGACAATCAGTTGCCCGCTGGGGAAATTTGCAGCAGTTCAGGGAACAGGCGCCACCGTAGCCGGCGCCCTAGGTGCTGTCGCTGGGGTGATTGGTTCCGTTATCAGGCTGATATAAACCGACGGTTATTATATTTTTCGAGGTGTTTCCGCAATTTTCGCAATGCGGAAATCTCGCCTATGCGCACTGCCGCGATCGGTATCCGCAGTATCAGGGCGGTATCGGGTACCGAGTAGCATGGGTGGTGATAGTGGTTTTGCGCGGTTCCCGCGCGGCCAGGCTTGGTATCGGCTCTAATCATGTGTGATACTCCAAGGCATGAGATGCGGGTCTGACAATACATATACGATACTCAAGTATCGGATAGATGCAAGTCGAATATCATAATTTTACGCAATATCTTTGTATTTTTATTGTGCGGTGTGTTTTTGCGTGTATATTGCAGCCTCAGCGTCGGACACAAAACCACAAAAAATGGAACAACATGCAGGAAACACAGACAAAAATCGAACGGTACAGGGTAGAGGATTCGGCGCGATCGATGATTAGGGCGGAATCGGATCGCCTGCACGCGATCAAACTATCGGAGCAGCAGCGGTATCTGGCCGATGCTCAAAAATGCCACGACCTGGCGCGTGCCGAGCGCGCAAAATTGCAGGCAGAGCGCGATATCATCGAGCGCGCAAAATGCGAAATATCGTGCGGGTGGGAGACGCTGGCAACATTCGCCGAGCGCTACGCGTTCAGCGGCGAGTTTGCGAAAATAATCCCGTATATCAACGCATTCCTGAAAAATAGAGAGGCCGACAATAATGCAAATTTTTGAAGTTGACCAGGGCAGTGATGAGTGGCGCAAGTTGCGCACTGGAAAAGTCACCGCATCGGTGGTCGAATATGTGGTAGCCCCCCCACTGCGTTCGGGCGGCGAATCCGCAGGGCGCAGAAATCTGCGAGCGAAAATCATCGCGGAGACAATGACTGGGCAACCGACCGAGTGTATTTTTGTTTCTGCGGCGATGAAAAACGGTGTAGAGAACGAACCACTAGCCCGCGCCGCGTACGAAATCGCGCTCGGGTTAACGGTGAATCAGATCGGATTCGCCCTGCACGCGAGCGTCGAACGATTCGGATGCAGCCCTGATGGTTTGGTCGGTGTTGACGGACTGATAGAAATCAAGTGCCCGTTACCAGCCACACATATTAGCTACATGCTTGCGGGCATTCCCGCGCCGGAATATGTGGCGCAGATGCAGGCACAGATGAGCGTGACTGATAGAGAGTGGTGTGATTTTGTATCGTTTTGTCCGTCGATGCCGTTCCGCCACCAACTTTTCGTGCGCCGTCTGATGCGCGATGACGGTTACATTCTCGGGATGGAATCTGAAATAAAAATTTTCCTTGCCGAGGTCGATAAAACAATCGAAAGCCTAGACACAATCGAGGTATTTACCCAATGAACGAGACACACATCATATCCCCTATCGCAGTCAGTACGGGTTCGCAAAGTATGCTCGCTACGATTTGCACCGTAGCATCTATAGATGGTGTAGATATAGGTAAGGTTCACCAACTTTTCGCGATGCACCGCGAACTTCTCGACCGAGAAGCAGAGCAAAATTTCAATGCGGCGATGGCGCGAACTCAGTCCCAGATGGTGCGGGTTATTTCTACTCACAAAAACACGCAGACCAATTCGAGATATGCAAAACTCGCAGACATCATCGAGCAGATATCTCCGATCTACACAGCAGAGGGACTATCCATTTCATTCGACTCTGAGGATTGCGCTCGCGCAGGATGGCTGCGCACCGTAGCCATCGTTTCTCATGCTGGAGGATTCTCTCGGAAATATAAAAAAGACATGCCCAACGATTCGGTGGGCACACGCGGAAACGCAAACAAAACAGAGATACACGGAGAAAAATCAACCGTAACCTACGCGAGGACTACGCTGATATGCATGATTTTCAACATTCCCGTCGGAGAAGACAACGACGGGAACGGATCAAAAAATAGAGGACTGCCACAAGAAAATGTGGACGCTGGAATCTCTGCGCTAGGTGCGAGCGCATCCCTAGACGACCTAAAAAAATTATTCGATCAACTCTACCAAGCCGCACAGGAGGTGAATGATACGGCTGCGATGCGAGCATTCATCGAATCGAAAGACTCATCGAAAAAAAGAATCGGCCTACTGCCATTAAATAACACGCCTCCGTTCCGAGATATTGTTGACGACTTTATTTTCAAAATCCAAAACGCTACTACCATGGACGGTCTACGGGCGGTTCACAAGGCCGCGATATCTCTAGCGGTTATAGATGCTGCATCCCTTAAGAAAATAAATGAAGCGAAAAACCTTGCGAAAAAAATCTTGGGAGGAGAAAAATAAAAATGTACTCTACAGACATAGTGATTAGTGCGGTTCAGATTGCTCTTGCGCGGCGCGGGTATGAATATCCGCGTAGGGGCGAGCGCGGTAAAAACACAACGGTTGCACGGATCATGGCAGCGGATGCTCTGCACTATTTTTCACGCGCATCCAATTCGGGCGCTGCAACCGCGGTCAACTGTTCAACCGCGAGCGGAAAATCTTTGCGTCTCAGAGCATCGAGCGAGCAGTGGGGGCGTGATGATCGTGACCTGTGGATCGCGGAAGTGCGAGCTATCATAGATTCA